TCAGGCGGTCAACGTTCTTGGTAGTGCTTTGACTTCCTCGCTACGAATAGGTGAGCTTGCCTTTGGTGGTCTCCTACGTGGTGACCCAGATGTTGCTAGAGCTATCTTGGGTTATGCCTTTAAGATGGAAAACATCAGAGAAGCAATTACGTTTGCTGGTAAGGCTTGGGATATCCAAGACTCAGTGCTGACTAAGGGTTCCGTAGCCTTCAATGACTCAGCCAAAAGGTCTGACGCAATCACAGGCCGAAACGCTACAACGATGTTAGGAGAGCAAGGTAAAAAACTTAGTTCCAGTCAGCATAGCGCAATTGAGAGTGCTGTTGATGCCATTGGTAACGGAGTAAGGTTACCTAGCCGTGGTCTTATGACGGTGGATGAGTTCTTCAAACAGCTTAACTACCGTGCTTATGTTCGTACCAATCTAGCCTACGAAGGTCTCCAAGCAGGGAATAAGAACGGTAAAGACCTAGCCAAATACGTTGAAGACCGCTTCCAAAATTACGTTACAAAAGGTGGGCGAGCTTATAACGAAGCTAACGTCTATTTAGATGCCGTTGAAACCTCTAAAACCATTAATGGTCTTGAGTATGGAGGGGAACAAGCATCGGTTATTCAAGCACAGTTAGCTATGAATCCTTATGACCCCTCCAGAGGTGGACTAGCAGATGCAGCGTTAGAGTATTCCAAGGTAAACACCTTTACGAATGACCTTGATTCTGATTCCGTTGTTGGTGTCCTTGGTGACTCATTAGGTAAGCTGAAGACAAAACTTCCTCTTCTTAACTTTGTTGTTCCCTTCATTAACACTCCAACTAACATCTTGAAGTTTGCGCTAGACCGTACACCTCTCGGTGTGGCTGCCGACCTCTCCTACCGACGTAAGAAGTTGTCTGAAGGTCTCTACAGTGACGACCCTATGGTCCGAGCACAGACTACAGGACGAATGGCTACATCCGCTTCTGTTGTTGCGACGGCTGCTTGGTATATGTCTACGAACAAGGAGTTCATCACAGGTGGTGGTCCCCAAAGCCAAGAAGAGAAAGAAGCCCTCGCATTAACAGGGTGGCAACCATACTCCTTCAAGGTTGGCGATAAGTATCTTAGTTACCAACGTCTCGACCCAATGGCTACGGTTATTGGTCTCTTTGCTGACCTTGCGGAAGCTGAAGAGTATTACGACCTAGATGACACTACGATGGGTAACATGTTCTCTGCTCTGGCTTTGTCCTTCAGTAATAATATTACCAACAAATCCTACGTGAAAGGTTTGGACTCGATGCTTAATATGCTTCGTGACCCTGCTGCTCACTCGAAGGCTTTAGTAGGTAACATTGCTGGTGGCTTTGTTCCAACATTGTTCTCTCAAGGACAAAACTATAGTGACGAACGAGTACTCCGTGAAACAAGAACCATCTTTGACTATATGCTAAAGAAGACCCCTGCTTCTGGTAGTCTCCCTGCTAAACGTAACTTCCTTGGTGAAGCTGTTAAGTACGAGAATCTTCCAATGGGTGCTGGCATCTTTAACCCTATCTACTTCAGTAGCGAGAGCGACGACATGCTTGACCAAGAGCTAGGAAGTTTGGCTCACGGGTTCAACAAGCAGAACAGTAAGATTGGGGGCTCTCTTCAAACAAAGGACATCTACAACGAAGAAGGACGCCAAGCGTATGACGTATGGCTTGAAAAGACATCAACCACAAAGATTGGCGGTAAGACACTTCGTCAAACTCTTACACAATTAGTCAAGAGGAAGGATTACCAAGCGTTACAAGCGGACAGTGACAGCGATATTGGAGAGAAGTCTCCTCGTATTCGTGTAATCAATAACTGGCTCAGACGTTTCCGTAAGCAAGCCCGTCGAGAAATGCTTGAAGAGTTTCCTGACCTACAGGGTTCACTCGACCAGCTCACTCAAGAAAAACAACAGTATCGTTTAATCCAATAACCCCCACTAATTATGGCTAACAGCTACATTGAATATACCTCAGGACTCACAGCAACTACCTACGACGTTCCCTTTAACGTTCTGTCTATTACGGACGTCAACGTGACGGGCTACAACGGAACCACTTGGAGCGACCTTACAGTCTCTTCTCGTGACGCTACAGCAAAGACTATTACCCTCAGTGGAGCACCCAGTGCTTACCAAAAGATACGTGTATGGCGTAACACATCAGCTACACAGCTAGTGGACTTCCAGAATGGCTCACGGTTGTCTGAGAGTGACCTCGACACAGCTTACCAACAAGGTCTGTTTGTGGCTCAAGAGGTTTCTGAGAACGCCTCTACGAACATTCAAGGTATAGGACCACAAGGCCCTCAAGGTATCCAAGGTGTTGCTGGTAATGATGGAGCTGATGGTGCTGACGGAACCAGTGCGTTACCTGATAGCTTTGAGAGCACTGAGCAAACCATAGGTAACGTCACAGTTACTCACGGTCTTGGAGGTGTTCCTAAGCTACACCAAGCGGTTCTTAGATGTAAAGACGTTGCGAACGTGCATGGTTATGCTGTAGGCGACGAAGTAGACGTAAATACAATGGGACAATCGGCTTCGCAGGCTTATGATGCGAACGGTTGTTATAGTAATAGCACGACACTCGGATTTATTTATCGTGGTGCACGCAATATACCTTATAAAGATGGCAGCACTTATGACCTTATTAACACAGCTCACTGGAAGCTAGTCTTTCGTGCCTTCGCATAATATAATTAACCCCTCAATCCCTTAACCCAAAATGATACCTGAAAACCCTTACGTGACCCCCTTTATAGCTACCAGTGGAATCCTCGGAACCCTTACTCTTGACCACATTAACACGACAGTAGCTATAGGCGTAGGTGTCTTAACGATGTTCTATCTGGGCATCAAAATCTACAAAGAGATTACAAAGAAATGAGTGATAAAACAGAAAAGCTCTACAGCCTTCAAGACCTATTAATTAGTGAGTTCATCCAGCGTATCCAGAGTGGGGAAGCATCCCCTAGTGACCTGAATGCTGCTCGACAGTTCCTTAAAGACAATGGCATCCACGCTCAGGCAACAAATGAGAACCCATTGGGTAACCTAGTGGACATGCTTCCCTTCAGAGATTCATCCGAACATATTACGTTAGCAGCGAATGAGAAATTATAAAAAAGAATACGCCAATTATCACTCTAAGCCTGAGCAAAAGAAACGCAGGGCAGGACGTAACAAAGCACGAAGCCTGGCTGTTAAGAGACACGGTAAGGCAGCTCTTGCGGGCAAAGATGTTGACCACAGAGACCGAAACCCCTTGAATAATTCAAGAGGCAACTTGCGTATTCAAAGCAAGTCCGCAAATCGTTCCCGAAATAAGTAATGGAAGAAATCAAAGACTTTAGGAACTTTTTGTTCCTCATCTGGAAGCACCTTAACCTTCCAGAACCTACACCGATTCAATATAACATTGCAGACTTCATGCAGGGTAATGATAAGCGTGTCATTATCGAAGCTTTTCGTGGTGTTGGTAAGTCTTGGATTTGTTCAGCTTATGTGGTTCATCAGTTGCTCCTGAACCCTTCGTTAAATTTCTTGGTGGTCTCGGCGTCTAAAACGAGGTCTGATGACTTCAGCACGTTCACCTTGCGTCTTATCCACGAGGTTCCCTTTCTGGCTCACCTGAAGCCTACTGACAAGCAACGCTTCTCAAAAATATCTTTTGACGTAGGTCCTGCTCCTGCGTCGCACGCCCCGTCTGTGAAGTCTCTGGGTGTTACCAGTCAGCTTACAGGTTCCCGTGCGGACATCATCATTGCAGATGACATCGAGGTGGCGAACAACTCTGCTACACAGGCTATGCGTGAGAAGCTTAGCGAACAAGTAAAAGAGTTCGATGCTATTCTGAAGCCTGAAGATGACTCTAAGATTATATTTCTAGGAACACCTCAGACTGAGGACAGTATATACAACAAGCTACAAGAGCGTGGCTACAAGGCTCGCATATGGCCTGCTAAGTATGTCACCCCTCAGACGAACGAAAAGGGCTATAACGGGTCTGTAAAGGACGTCTGTGTGGACGCTGAGAAGGTAGGCAAAGCTACAGAGCCTACACGGTTTTCCGATATTGACCTGTTAGAACGAGAGATGTCCTACGGTCGCTCTGGGTTCGCCATGCAGTTCATGCTGGATACACGCCTGAGTGACGTGGACAGACACCCACTGAAACTTAATGACCTGATTGTAGCGGACATCGACAACGAAATAGCCCCAGAGAAACTTGTGTGGGCTCAAGCTCCAGACCTAGTGTGGGACGGGAGTGTACCGAACGTGGGCTTCAGTGGGGACAGATACCACCGACCCTTTAAGACTGTAGGCGAACACATACCGTTCACAGGCTCTGTGTTAGCCATTGACCCCAGTGGTCGAGGCAAGGATGAAACAGGGTACGCTGTGGTCAAAATGCTCAACGGTATGTTGTTCGTGCCTGACGCTGGGGGTCTACAAGGGGGTTACTCTGAGGAGACCCTGAAGGCACTCGCAATGATTGCTAAGAACCATCAGGTCAACGCCATCGTAGTTGAGAGTAACTTCGGTGACGGTATGTTCAACGAAATCTTTAAACCAGTGCTCACCAAGGTACACCCGTGTACTATGGAGGAGGTCAGACACAACATACAGAAGGAAAGACGTATCATTGACACCCTAGAGCCCATTATGAACCAACATAGGCTCATTGTTAGCCCTGATGTTATCAGAAAGGACTTTGAGACTGCTCAAGGGTAT